ATGGCAAGCATCCAGAAGACTGCGTCCGGGTACAGAGCACAGATCAAGCTGTCCGGCGTGCGTGACAGCCAGGTTTTCCCGACCCGCCGGGAGGCCGCCGCATGGGCGGCGAAGCGCGAGGCGGAGATCCGCGACAGGGCAACAAAACCAGCCGGTGACCTGCATACGTTGCGCGATGCGTTGCGAAAATACAGCGATGAAGTGTCCCCGCAGCGGAAGGGCGAACGGTGGGAGCAGGTCCGCCTGTCGGCCTTCGAGAGTTACGAGCTGCCGCTGGACTTGCCAATATCCAAGGTGACCGCCCAGCACGTGGGGGCTTTCCGTGATGCGCGGGCCAAGAAGATTGGGCCGTCGTCGGTCCTGCGCGAGTTGAGCCTGCTGGCCTCCGTGTTCGAGGCGGCGCGCTTGGAATGGGAATGGGTGGACGTGAACCCGTGCCGCGGTATCCGCAAGCCCTCCAAAGGGAAACACCGCGACCGGGTGATCTCCATGCATGAAATTCGGAAGATGCTGCGGGAGATGGGCTACAGCAGGCGCCGGCGGGTGGCCAGCACCGGGCAAGCCGTAGCAAACTGCATGCTGCTGGCGCTGCGCACCGGGATGCGGGCAGGGGAATTGTGCGGGCTGACCTGGGCGAACGTCCACAAGATGCATGCGCACCTGCCGGACACGAAGAGCGATAGGCCACGGGATGTACCGCTGTCGTCCCGAGCCCGCGCGATCCTGGAGCGGATGAAGGGCTGGGACGACGAGCTGGTGTTCGGACTTAGGTCGGCCTCCCTGGACGCGCTGTTCCGCAAATACCGCATGCGCGCCGAGCTCGCCGGCTTCACCTTCCACGATACGCGGCACACCGCGGCCACCATGATCGCCAAGAAGATCGACGTGCTGGATCTGTGCAAGATGTTTGGCTGGACGGACCCAAAAATGGCCATGGTCTATTACAACCCGCACGGCTCAAGCATCGCGGCCAAGCTGGGCTAGATAGCGGCGAATCTCGGCGCCGGTGATGCGCCCGTCCACGGGCCGAATCTTGCCTTCCTGGATGCGCTTCTTCAGCGTGTTGTAGCTGATCCCCAGGCGCTCGCATGCCTCGTTGAAGTGGTAGCAAACCATGTCCTCGATGGCATGGTTCGCGCCCAGGCGCGCCGCTTCGACCAGCATGCGCTGCAGTTCATGCTGCTCTAGGGTAATCGTCATGCCATCCCTCCCGCGCGCCGGCGCTTGCCGCCGGCCTTGGCCAGGGGCGCATACTCGCCCCAGTGTTTTGCTATCGAATGCGCGTGCGACTCTGCGCCGTGGGGCCACAGATCCGCGGTTGCCTGCATATCGTCTTCGGTATAGAGCAGGTTGAACTCGTCGGCGGCGTCTTGGGCCTGCAGCTCGGTCGGCGCGGCGATCACATCGTCGGGGCCGACGATGCGCAGACAGAATAGGGGCTTGATCCTAGGCATTCTGGCCTCCGTCGTTGTGCTGCTTGGGGTGAGCGACGGCGCCGATCTCGGCAGCAGCGCGGACGATGGCGCGGCGGGTAGCGGCATTTTTGTCGCCTCCGCACTCGGAGACCAATTGGGTAATCAATGACTTGTCATGGCCATAACCAGAGGAGGCGGATACCGTCGCGACCCCGTCAGTGCAGATGGTCATGTCGCAGTTGATAGCCAACCGCAGTGCGTCGCCGTCGTCGGCGAATGGTGACCATATGGTCAAGTTTCGCCTGTTGTATAGCGCAGGCGGCTGATCTCCTACCTGGTTAAAGAACCATCCTTCTTCGCCTGCTGGCCAGGGCTTTTTGGTCAGCACGTACATGCCAGCAGCCTTCGCTGCCAGCTCCAACAGCTCGCGATCAGTTCGCATCGTTCTGCTCCTTCTGCGCCGATTGAACGGCCTGAGCAGCCAGTTCCAGCGCTTGGCGAATCGCGAAGTTCTCCGCAACCTTGAGCGCATCGCCGCAGGCCACATCGGCGGCAATCCGAGCCAGCTCCCGTAACTTCCCGTCTTTCAGACGACTGGTGTCCTGCCATTCGATGATTTCTACAGCCAGCTCGTGCGCGTTGGCCTTCGCAAAAGCGATCATCTGGCCGCGCCAGTTCTCCAAGTCACGCATCGCTCTCTCCTTGCTCCTTCGCCGATTGCGCGGCCATGCCGGCGCGATACCCCTTCCCGAAATGCTCGCGCTCGCAAGCCGCCCCGGGGTCGTCATAGTCGGCCAGGTACGTGGCTTCGAAGGCGGTCCGTTCGTCGCCCGCGGCACGCTGCTGCCTTTCAACTATCAACGCATCACGCTCAGCACGAGCCGCGTCGCGCTCTACTTGCGCTTCGGCGGCTATTGCTGACCAGTCGGTGGCGTCGTCGCGCTGCTGTCCAGCCTGCCGCCAGAACACGGCACACAGCGCCGATTGGGCGGTGCCCCAGATGCCATGCTCGCGGCATAGCGCTTCGAATGCAGGATCGTCGTAGGGCGCGCCGGTGCGGATGTTCTCGCCTATGGCGGGGATTCGGCGCTCAAGCCTGCGCACGGCGGACACCACGCGGTCCGGTAGTTCGCCGGCGTCGCACGGCTGGCCGAAGCGTTGGAAGATGAACGCCAGGATGGTTGCTATGTCCGCCTCGCTGGCCTGGGGCGCGGCATTCTGGATTGCGTCCAGCGCTCGCATCCAAGGGCAATTGCTGCTGCTGTGCTCGCCGATCTCCACCAACAGATGATCGGCAATGGCATCAGCCAGCTTGTCGGCTATGTCGTGGTACTCGTCGCGCTCGGCCAGCGTCTGATCCCAAAGCTCGTCATCCGAGGGGCGGGCCTGGGGCGCGGCAAGAGCGCGGATACGCTCCGCAAGCACCTGCTCGCCGCTCAGGGGCGGCGCAGCCAGAAATTCGGCGGCGCGCTCGGCGTGTGCCTGCGGATCGGCCAGCATGGCGCGCAGGTGGCCCAGCGCCTGCATACGGTGGCCGTCGAATTGCAGGGCGAGCCGTCGCCATGCATCGGTCGCCTCTTCGTCGTCCGCCTCCCCGGCTACAGGGGCGCTTGCCAGGGCGGCGCGGGCTTCCCGTTGCAGGTGGTCGGCGAACTGCTTCGGCGTGGCCGTGCGGTTGAGTGTATAGGCGATGTCGTGCAGGGCGGATTGCAGCGCCTGAATAGAGTCCGAATACTGCTTCTCGGCGCCCTTGGCTGGCTTGCATTCGTGCAGCGCATTAAATGCGAGATTGGCCGCACCGCGCAGGCTGATCCGCTCATCGGCTACAGGGGCGCGCAGCTTGGACAGCACAGCGGATTCGATGGCGCGGGCGAATTCCGGTTTCGCGCCGTAGATATCGAATAGGTCGGCGATGTCTTGGATTTCGTCATCCGTCAGCACGGGCTGCACGGCGTTGTTCTGGTTCATGTCCTTTCCTTGGTGGTGGGCTGGGCGGCGGGGCTTTCCGCCGATGCTCTGGCGGCGGCCAGGACGCGGCGCCAGCTCGTTAAGTCGATGCCATGAAAGCTCTGATCGATGGCGCCGCGCTCGGCCTGTTCTTCTTCGCCGCGTGCCCAGCGCATGAGGGCGTGTTCGATGACCTGGGCCGTGTACGGGTTGGTGTGGCCGGCCGCTGCCAGCTCGCGCAGGCCGGCGGCCACATCAATGCGGTCCACGTTGTGGCCGGGTATGAGGTTGTGGCGCATCACTCACCCCCTTTGCCCTGCTGGGCGGCGAGGGCGGCGTCGATCACAGCCTGCGCGGACTTCCGCATGTGCGTCCGACCCTGCTCAGCCATGTACGCCCAGGGATAGTCCATGCACTCGGCCATCTTTTGCGCAGCGGCTTCGATGTCAAAGTTCGGCAGCGCATCGCCAGCAGCGGGAGCGGCAACTGCAGCCAGCACCGCGTCAGCGGCGTCCGCGAGAGCTTCCGAGTTTTCGGCGATGGGCACGAAGTCTTCAGCCGACATGGTGCCCACGTGCCAGGCTTGCCACACCCGCGTGCAGAAATAGGCGGTACTCCCAAGGGATTGGGCCAGGGCGTCCATTACGGCTTCCTTCTGCGCATCCCCAGGCGCTACAGAGGCGGGGGATGGGGCGTCAAGAGCCGCATTGGCCTCGTCCAGGATCTCGCCGATGGTGCGCTTGCGGCCTTCCAGCGTGATCACGTCCTGCTCTTTGCCAACGGCGGCAAGGCTGCTTGCGGTCCAAAGCAGCGACTCGCGCAGGGCTTCTACCAGCTTCCAGCCGGCGGGGATGGGCGTCATGTCAGGCTCCAGTGGCGCGCGCGGCGTCCAGTTCGGCAAGGATTCGGGTCTGCTGCAGCAGGTCGGTGGCGTCGTCCTGGTCGAGGCCGGCGCCGATCCTGCGCAGGGTGGGGATTTCAGCGTGCAGGGCGGCCAGCAGCGGCGCGTCGACGGGCATGCCCACTTCCAGGCGCTTGGCCAGCTGGCGCAGCGCCGCGGCCTTGAACTCGCGCCCGTGCCGCGTGGCCCACATGTCGAAGAAGTCGGCCATGCCCAGGATCGCCGGCGCGCTGGCGTACCATTCGCCGTCGGCGACGCAGTGGAAGATCGGCAGGCCGCGGGCGTCGACCGTCACCGTACCGTCGCGCTCGATCTGGTCGATGATCGATTCCAGCGGCGCCAGGGTCTGCTGGGTCTTGATGAGCATGGGCAGCCGGGCCGGGCGATCAGGGCGGCGCGTGGCGCGGACGCGGGCCTGCTGCTTTTCCATCATGCGGCGCTGCTGGCGGTTCATGGCGGGGATCATGGTCGTTCTCGGTATAAGGTGGCCGGGCACCGGCAGCGGTGGGGGGGGGCTTGAGGTTGCCCCGCCGCCGGGCCGGCCATTGATCGTTACGCCGCTTCCGGCTCCAGGTTCAGGCCCAGCGAGCCCTGCTTTTCGACCGCCGGCGTGATGCTGATCGTGATGTCGTTGCCCAGCACCTCGTACAGCTTCTTGACCTGCTCGCCGCTGGGGTGGCACTTCACGCGGAAGGTGATGATCACGCTTCCCCCTTACATCAGTTCAGCGGCGAATCCGTCGACGTCGGCGGGGTCGAGCTCGATGTCAGACGCGCCGCCCAGGCCGAAGCCGATCAGCACCTTGGCGCCGATCAATTCATGCTTGAGGCGGATCTTCTCGATGAGGTCGCCAAAGCGGCGCACCGTCAGCGCGTCGCCTACCGGCAGTTCGGCCTGGTCAGGCGATTCCTCCTGCTTGTAGAGCCACGAACGCAGCGCCGAATGGAACTCGGACAGCACGCCGTTGCCATCGGTAAAGCTGATCTTCAGGTCAGCGGCGCCGGCCGGCTCTTCGCCGTGGCGCTCGGTGCGCACGTTGATATGCGCCAGGGTCGCGGTTTGCTCGGTGATCGAAAACATGGGGCAGGGCTCCAGGGTGCTACGTTGGGGAAAGGGTCAGGCGGCTTTGCGCCGCAGGGTCTCGACCATGGCGCGCAGCTCGGCTTCGAACTGCAGCAGGGCGGTCAGCAGGGTCTTGATGTAGGCGTCGTCGCGCGGAATGCGCTGGACATACAGGCGCCAGGGTTCGGCCATGCGCGGGTCGTAGCTGATGAAATCCCACCACTGGCGGCCGGTCACCAGCATGTTTCCCTGCACCTGGGCGGTGTGACCTTCCGGCATGCCTTCCAGCCAGGTCTGGATATGGACCTGCTCGTCGTGGGGGCACTTCATTTCGATGCCGCCGTCAGTGCCGACCAGGCCGTCCGGGCTGGCGCCGATGAAGTCGTGCGTGGGGTGCAGCACGAAGCCGCTGTCTTCGACCAGCACGCCCCTGTCGACCATGTAGGCCTCCTTGGCGGGGTCTTCCAGGTCGCGGCCCCACGACAGGGACTTGGCGCCCACCTCGCGTTTGGGGATGCCCGCCAGGCGCTCGAATGCAAGCGTGCGCATCAGGCGCGTGCGCTCCAGCGTGGGCTCGGCCACCTTCGGCTGGCCCTTGCGCGGGCCGGTCTTGTAGACGCCGTCGCCCGGCGTCACGGCAATGGCCGCGGCAAAGTTGCTGGCGGTGATCTTGCCGGCGCGCTCCTGCCGCCATTCCTCAGTGCGCTGTTCGGCGGGAGCGTTCATTCCTGCACACCTTCGAAGGGGTTGTCACCGGCTGCCGGCTTATCCTGGGTGCTGGGCTGCGCGGGGGCCGCGTCCTCTGCCTTGGCCAGGGCCTCGATTCGGGTGATCTCGTTCTTGCCGACGGCGGCGCGGCCGTCCTTGCCCAGCGCCATCCAGGCCGCCGTCAGATCCGCGGTCCGCTTCTCGGCAGGATCGTTGCTGCGCGCGATCATCTCCAGGTCGCGGATGATCTGGTCGCGGTCGACCTGCACCGCCGGCTGCGGCTTGGCGGCCTGCGCAAATTCAGCGGCGGTCTTCGGCGTGATGTCGCGCTCGCGCGGCGGCGCATCGATCAGCTCGTCGGACGTGTACACACCCAGCAGCGCGCCCGGGGTGTAAGCGCGGGTCCAGTTCTTCACCTGCAGGTAGCCCATCTGCTGGCGCGGATTGGTCTTCCACAGAGGCGAATTCTTCACGCTGACATCGGAGATCTTGAGCCATTCGCTCCAGGTGATGTCCGTCTCGCCGGCGATGACGGCGCCCACGCGGCATTCCAGGGTGTTGCCGTCGCCCTTGTACTCGTAGTGGAACCGGCCAGAGATGGCGCCAGACGACTGCACCACCGCATTGACCAGCTGCGCCTCGTAGCCCAGCGTGCCGTTCACCAGATGGGTTTTCTGGGCCACCACGAACGGGTTCATGTTCCACTGCATCGCCTGCATGATCACGGCCATGCAGTCGGACGGGTTGCTCTGCAGGTGCTTGGGCACGGTGGCGCGGCCGGCCGCCATCATCTCGGCCGCGCGCATCATGGCCTCCATGTTGTCGGCGTGCAGCACCAAGCCGCTGGTGCTGGTGTTCGCCGTCGGCAGGTCCAGGGCGGTGGTGGGTTGTTGGTCGATCGTGGTGGTGTCAGACATGGCTTTCTCCTGCCCGAGACTCGGCCGGGCGTTGTGGATGGGTTAGGCGCGGAATTCGGCGTCGACGACGCGCACCGCTTCGGCGTTGAACTTGGAGAGCCAGCGAATTACGTCGCCAGGCAGCACGCCGTAGTGGGTGGACAGCACGGCAACGATTTGGGCGTCTCCCGGGCCGTTGGCCAGGAAATCGGCTTCTTCGCGGCGCGCCTGTTCGGCCAGGCGTTCGCGCTCGGCCGCTTCGGCTTCGGCGCGCGTGGCGGCCTGCTGTTCTTCGAACTCGCGGCGCTGGCGGTCGATCTCTTCCTGCTGGGCGCGCAGCGCGGCGGCCGCCTCATCCTGCTGGCGCTTGAGCGCCGCGGCGGTCTCGGCATCCTTACGGGCCTGCTCGGCGCGCGCGGCTTCCTGGCGGGCGTTCTCGGCGTCCCGCTCGGCCTGCAGGCGGCGCTGCTGCTCTTCCAGTTCGGCGCGCTCCTTGGCCAGGCGCTCGTCCTCGGCCTTGCGCGCGGCAGCGGCGGCCGCCTCCTGTTCCAGCCGCTGGCGCTCCAACTCGGCGCGCTCGGCGGCCAGGCGCGCGGCTTCCTGTTCCTGCGCCAGCGTGGCGCCGTGCATCTGCTCCAGCTTGGCGACGGTGTCCGCCTGCAGGGCCATGGCCTCGCCGGCGCGATGTTCGTACAGTTCGGTGGTGATGGGCAGCTCGGCAACGGCTGCCAGCAGCGCGGCGATATCGGCGGCGCTCTTGCCCGCGGCCTGCACCGGGTACTGGCTGATGGCGTTGATCCGCGACTGGATGGCCTGCTGGCGCTCCAGCTCGGCCGCTTCCTTCGCGGCCTTGATCTCGGCCTTACGGGCCTCTTCGGCCTTGATCTGGGCGTCGATCGGCTCTTCAACCGCCTTCACCTCGTCCTTGATCTTGGCCAGGATGGCGCGCATCTCGCGCTGCTTGGCCAGCATCGGCTTGTTCCAGCCTTCATAGGCGGCATCGGCCGACGTGCGGATGCTGACGCAGCGGGCGCGCGCGGCGCGGGCGGCCTTGTCGCCGGCCGTGGTGGTGACGTCGAACTGCACGCCGGCCAGCTCCTGGCGCAGTTCGGCTAGGCCCTTCTGGACGGCGGTGAATTCGATGATCGCGGCTGGCGCGTCGATAACTTCGTCTGCAACTTCGGTCATGGTGGTGGTCTCTCAGGGTTGGCGCGCGGCCACAGCGGTCTTGCCGCAGCCTTCGCAGGCGGTGAGGGTGGATTGGGCTTGCTCGTCGCGCTGCTGGCGGTCGCCGTAGGCCAGCAGCACGCCGCCGATGAACACGGCGCCGCAGGCAACGCCGACCCATTCGTAGCGGTCCAGCTGGAGCAGGGCGAGGAGGAGGCGGCGGATCATTGGGCACCTCGCGCGGCCAGCATGGCGTCGGCCATTTCGTACGCATGCACACCCAACTCGCGGAGGGCCTGGCCGCGCTCGGTGTCGTCAGAGATATCCCGCCAGACCGTCGCCATTGCCTTGGCCGCGAAGTAGTCGCGCAGGGTCATGCCGTTGTGGCCCAGGTGGCGCTCGTCCCGCGGGAAGGCCGGGCCGCCGTCGTTGATCTTGGTCATGCTTTGCTCCAGGAATCGCGGCGGGCGTGCGCGCGCATCAGCGCATCGCCCAGCCGGCCAATCAGGTACGCGGCAGACAGGCCGCAGAAGAGGTAGGCGGTCATTTGCCGGCCCGCCATTCGACGATGGCGTCGTACAGGCACAGCGCGCCGATGAGTAGGAAGCCGATCACAGGTAGCCCTCCGCTTCGTCCGGGTCCATTTCGGCGAGCAGCTCGTTGGCCTCGGCGTGGATGTAGCTGTGCAGCTGCGCGCGCAGGAACTTGCCCACGCTCGGGATGGACTCGCCGGCCAGCAGCACCAGCAGCGCGCCGGCCTGGTTGTCCGCCAGCTGGTCCATCAGGCATTCCGCCCAGATCGCCGCGGACTGGCCGAAGGCGCCGGCCGTCTCGTTGAACAGGCAGGCCTGCACCAGCTCAACCGCGCGCGCTTGCGTCACAGTCGGCGCGTCGGCGTCGATTTCGTCGGGCAGGGAGTAGGGCGACGCGACCCGCGACGGGTCGTCCATCAGTTCGGCGTGATAGGCACCCATGGCTCAGTTCCTAGACGCGCGGTCGGCCTCGATGGCCAGCTTGCTGTAGTGCACCTTGGTGGCGTACTCGCGGAACTTGTGCGCCCACGCCTTGCGGATGATTTCGCGGTTCTCGTCGTCCGCGGCGTCCCACAGGTTCAACAGGTGCTGCATGAAGTTGCCGCCCAGCGCGCGCATTTCGCGCAGCACTTCGGCCTCGGTCGCGTTCGGGCCCGCGGCAGGCTTGCGCGCATCGCGCGCCCATTGCTGATGACGCTCAGCGGCCTGGATGTCGGCCTGCGTCTGGAATTCACCGGGATAGTCCATGGTTGGTCTCCTTGCCCCGTCACCCGGGGCGGGTGGGGGTTCAGAGTTCGGCCAGCACCGAATACACGGCGAACGCCTGGATTTCGGGGTCATCCTTGCTGATGACGCCGCGTTCACCTGAATGGAATTCGACGGCCAAGGCGCCGTCGGCCAGCTTCTGAATCGACTTGATGCGGTTCTGCGGCTTGACGTCGATGATGCGGGTGTGTGCTGCCAGCATTTCGTTCTCCCTGTTGCCCACCGGGTGGTGGGGGTATGGGAGAAGTATAGAAAACCTGTACTTATGTTGTCAACAAAATCTATACTTAAGTGCAGAAAAAATTGATCTGCAGCCGATCGGCGCAAAGAAAAGCCGCCCGGAGGCGGCTGCAGAGGTGGCTGCTAGATGTTGACGTTTGAGCCTGGAGGGGGCGGCCGCGAGCCCACCAGTATCTGGATGGTTCCCGGCCCCGGCGCTCGTGGGATGTCGCCATGAAGGGCTCGAAACGGAACCCTCGCTTGCTCAAATGCCGCGCTGATGGCGCTGCCCATCGGGGTTTGACAGTTGCTTATTTTTAGTCCGAGCGCTTGTTCCCAGCCAGAATAGTAGGCGGTCTCGATGCCAACTGATGCAAACACATCTCTAATATCCTGCTGATAGATCTGTACTTCGGGGTCCGGGCTAACAAACTGAATCCACACTTGGATCCTGTGTTCAGCCGGAATGTGTTGGATCGCTTCGCGAAGTATGCGGACTTGCTCGGCACCTAGTCGTCGCCAAGCCGCTATTGCTCGAAGCTGAGCAGCTTCCAGCTTCGCCTGCGCAGCAAGCTGAGTCGCCGTCGCTGCGGCGGCACCATACTGAGCGATCTCTCGGCTAGTGCGCATCGACAATATCCAACCCAATACTGATACGCCAATCGTCCCTATGGCAACGAACACTAAAGAAGCCGTGTTTATTGGGTCTGACGCGGGGTCTCGAACAGCCAAAACGCAACCGACCGCGCCAAGAATTAGAATTCCGCATGAGGCGATGTATGCTCTAGCCAACCAAGATGAAGAAGCTTTTGACATGAATTCGTTCTGGGTTTGGCTTACTGAAACGCCGGTGCCCGCATGGGTGTTTAAGACGCTTGTGCTTCCGCCTTTGTTGTTTGGTCTGGGGTTCTTCATTCGCGAGTTCGTCAGAACTTTCGGCCGGAAGGATTGATCTTGATCCTCACTGGCGTGGCAATTTATCGGCGATCATTCCACATGCCTGGTTCTGCTATAGGCCTCATGCCATACCAGGGCCGCCAAGCAAAATCCAGCTACACCGAGCACAGACTTTCCCAGCGGTAGCGCGCCTTGCGTGCCGATCCAGAGCAGCATGCCCACTACCGACACGGCGAGCCCGCCAACCAGAATGAAAAGCACCGGGTCGTGAATGAAGGCTTTGGCTGCATGACCGCGCTCCGCGGCTGAAAACAACGCGCGCGCGGCAAGCCAGATCAGCAGCGCGGCTGGCAGTAGGGCGGCGATGGGTATAAGGGCGTCCAAATCATTCATGTGTGCAGTTCTCTGATCGCTATGTGATCCGGGGGTCAAGCAGCACGGGGACATACTCGCAATCTTCCGGTGTAACAGAGCCGGCGAGGGGAACCCCAGCGAATCGCAAGTTGATCCAAGCGTCTGCAACTTGGGGTATTCCGCGCAGCAGTTCGGACCAGGCGGCCTTCCCGTGGACCCGAAGTGGCGGGGAGACCACGGCGCGCATTGAGTGCGCCCATATCATCATTGCCCCCGCGGCGGCAAAGTCTTGATCCTTTTGCATCTGCCTGAGGGCTGATCCGATTCTGAGAGGGTATGCCTCATAACCGGGAGGGGCCATGCCATCCAGCGCCTCAGTAAGGTGAACACCGAAATCGGGAAGGGTGACACGCTGGCGTGTTGCCGCTACGAGCAATGTGGCTAACTCGTCCGAAGTCATTCCTTTTAGCGATTGGACGAAAGAGAGCAATTCGGTCTCTTGTGATCGTTGAGCGGCGCCAGTCGCCTTTCGCAGCAACCAATTCATCATGGCAGTGCCCGTGAGGTGCGGTTCTGTTTCGTCATTCTCATTTCGTCACACCTAAGCTAAAAGTTTCCCGCAGGACCACACAAGGGCAAGCTGTCGCGGATCAGGCGGCCTTTGAGCCTTCGTCACTTTTGACAATTGGAAGCGCCCCGAATGCCTGGACCTGGTTGATAACCCAATCCTCGATTGCTTCTTTCTGCCCCGGTGTCAGTCGGTCGTAGTCTGCTTTGCTCAAGCGAGGGAATGGCCAGTCACCAGAAGGAGCTTCCGCGGGCAGTGGCGCCTTTGTAATCTCGGAAATCTTGAGCAGTTGCGCATAGCTCGGCTCATGGCGCCCATTTTCCCAGGCAGAAACATTTCCCTTGGTCACGCCCAACGCGTCTCCAAGATCTGTTTGCGTCATGCCGGCTGCCTGCCGACTTGTTTTGATCCATGCACTAATTTCCATCGCCCGAGTGTAGAGACCACCTAAACAGCGCGGGTCTAGTTTTTCTTGACTTTGAAAGTCTAGAATTTCTATACTAAGGCGCATGAATCCTCCCATCGAACACCCCATCGATAAAGCTGCCCGCGTGATTGGATCGGCGTCGGCTCTGGCGCGGCTCCTTGGTATCTCCAAGAGTGCTGTCAGCCAATACAAGGACCCTGACCGCCAGGTGAGGGCAGAGCACTGCCCGATCATCGAGCGAGAGACCCGCGCGCGCGGCGAGGTTGTGTGGTGCGAAGAATTGCGCCCAGACGTTGACTGGTCCGCGCTGCGCATGACGAACGCGCCCGCGTTCTTCGCTGCCGCCCATGGGCGACAGGAGGCGGCATAGATGAAGACCACCGAGCAACGCCTGGAAGAGCTGGAGGCGATGGTGTCCGCGCTGGCGATCCTGTCGGTCGGAGCCACGGCCGCGGCCATTGGCGATGGTGCCGTGCAGTTGATCCGGACGCTTGCCGAGAAATCGCCGGACCTGTCCGCCGAAGTTCGCAAGGTCTTGCACCGCATCGCCGACGCTGTCGAAGGTCGGCAGGAGGCCGGCCATGCGTAGCCCCGGCCGAGCCTGGCGCCAAGCGCAGACCAATGCCCTTATCAAGCGGGTGGGGGAGTCGATGAGTCTTCCGCCCTGGATTCGAGAGCGCGCCGAACGTCTCCAAGAGATTGCCGCGCGCCCTCCAGAAAGTCTTCCGGAACATCCGCCGGTAGAACCCGCGATTCCACAACGTCTTCTATCGCCGGAAAGCTCGCAAGCATTTCCCGGTGAAGCGGGGAGATCGCGATGAATGAACCCATGATCACCTTGAGCGCGTGCGCCTCGCCTGAGACGAATGCGAGGCGCGATTCGAGCGCTGTCAGTCGTTTTTCCAAGTCCATGCCCAGCTCCTCCCGTAAGGGTTTCGTGTGTGAGAGCCGAAAGCATAGCCCGCAGGAGCTGGGCGCCCATTCAATGCACCGTCGCGCTGCCGCGCCCATCCGTGGCCCAGGCCATGCGGTCGCGCTCGTTGCACAGCTCCCTGAACAGGTCCATTACCGCGGCCTCGCTCGGATCCACGAAGGCCCGACGCGCTATGTCTTGGGCGTTGTTCAGCAGTTTTTCGGTCTCGGTCATGTCGTTCGTATTGGGTTGTCGGTACGAAAAATTTTTGCCCGAGTCCACGCTGTAACTCACGTTGTAACCCGATGATTTTTCCTAAAAGGAAGCGAAGTGCACACCCATCCCGCAGTTGTATATGGCGCCAGTACGTTGCCGGCGCCCGCCGGAAAGCGATTCCTGCCGCTGTCTGCTGTGGCGGCTTGCAAGACCTTCCGCGAGGCCGTGCGCCTCGCCTGGGAACACCGGGCGCGGCCCAACATGACGCAGCGCAGCCTAGCTGAAGAGTGCGGCCTATACGCGCCGCACGTGAGCAGCTACCTGCACCCCGAGCCGCTGGATGGCAAAAACCGCCCGCGCTTGGACCTGCCCGCTGATTGCATCGATGCATTCGAGGAAGCCGTGGGCAACCACGCCATCCGCCAGTACCTGAACCATCTGGGCCGGCTGACGATTATGGAAGAAGTCATTGCCCAGAGGGCCGCATGACCTATGACGAAGCCCTGGCCCTCACCAAGCGCGCGTTCGAAGAGGCCCTGCGGCAGCACGGCTGGGACCGCGCAAAGGCATACGAGGAAATGATGCTGCGCGAAGACCTGAACCCCCAACTGCGCGAGGCCTTCCTTGTGATCGGCCGCCACACTGCATTTTCGACGAGGCATTGATGCGCCAGCGTTTACACAACCCTCGCACGTTCTTGCTGATTGGCGCGAGCCAACAGGCCGCCGCGCAGACGTTCCTGGCCAACCTGCCGCTTGACGCCGACTCTCCGCTGGAGGTGGTGGTGCGCGAGCGCGTCAAGCCGCGCAAGATGAGCCAGAACGCCCTGATGTGGGCCGGCCCGCTGGCTGACATCGCAGAACAGGCCTGGGTGAGCGGCAAGCGTTTCACCGCCGAGGCGTGGCACGAGCATTTCAAGCGCGAATACCTGCCCGAAGAGTACGACCCGGAGCTGTGCCTGGATGGCTACGTCAAATGGCAGATTACCCCGCGCGGAGACCGCGCGCTGGTGGGCAGCACCACCATGCTGACCGTCAAGGGGATGGCCCAGTACCTCACCCAGGTTGAGGCTGCCGGCGCTGAGCTGGGCGTGGAGTTCCGCACGCGCGAGGCCCGGCCATGAAAAAAGCCGAGATTTCGGCTATTGGTCTGCGTGACAGTTCTCTCATGAGATCTGCGCCCCTGACCCGCAAAACTCCGCTGCGCGCCACCACCGGCCTACAGCGCACCCCATTCAAGCGTCGCGCGCCGAAGAAGCGCGCCGGCCATGAACCCAAGTACCTGGCCGCGTGCCGCGGCGAGCGCTGCTACCTGCAGTTCGCCGGGTGCTGCAGCTACGAAGGCGACCCTACGGTCGTGCCTGCCCATCAGAACGAAGGGAAGGGCATGGGCCTGAAGGTACCCGACCGATTTACCGTTCCCGCCTGCCACTTCTGCCACGCGCTCTACGACCAGAGCGGCATTGACCGCGAGGTCAAGCGCGCCACCTGGGACTGGGGCTACACGCGCTGGGAACCGGTGCGCGCCCAGAAGATGGCCGCCAATGGCGACAAGTTCAAGGAGGCCGCGTAATGGCCCGCATCCGCTCGATCAAACCCGAATTCTGGACCAGCGAGCAGGTGATGAACTGCTCGCCGATGGCTCGACTACTGTTCATCGGCCTCTGGAATTTCTGCGACGACGCAGGCAACCACGTGGCCAGCGCGAAGACCATCAAGGCAAATGTGTTCCCTGGTGACGACATTATGTCGTCGAGCATTCAGGGATTACTCGACGAGCTGTCGTCGAATGGCTTGATCGCCTATTACTCCTTTGAAAACAAGGACTTCCTGCACGTAACGGGATGGCATCACCAGAAAATCGACCGCCCGACCTACAAGCACCCCCCTTATAAGCCGGCTGACCCTGCCCCCGCTCGTCGAGCGCTCGACGAGGGCTCACCCCCGGAAGGGAGTGGAGTGGATAAGGAAGGGAAGGGAAAAGAGAACGTATCACCTGACGGTGATACGACCGCTGGCGCGGTCCCGGGCAACAACGCGCCTCCTGCCGAACCTGCGGAACCGGAGCCTGCTGGCCTGGCCCCGGCCGAAGCCTTGTTCCAGGTCGCCGTGCCGTGGCTCGTTGCCCGCGGTGTACGCGACAGCAATGCGCGGTCCCTGCTCGGCGGCGCACGCAAGCAGCTGGGAGATCAGGGTGCCTGGGATCTGGCATCGGAATGCATGCGCGTCGAAGCGCTGGAGCCAGCCGCCTGGCTTTCGAAGGCGCTGAACGCTCGCATCGCGTCGGGCCCGAATCGTCGTCCGGGCTCCGGCCTGCCGCCCCAGAACACCGAAGCCATCAACGCCGAAGCCAAGCGCCTACTGTTCGGCACCGGTGGCGCGCGGCCCCAACACCAGGAGGTGATCGATGTCTGAGCAAGATTTCGACGATTTCGCGCGGATGCTCGACGACGTGGCGGAGCTGCGCCAGCTGCAGCCGCTGTCTGCCCGCGCCAAGGCGCTGTTCTTCCAGGCCGTGCGCCGCTACCCGATGCAGCTGGTCGAGCGCGCCATCCAGGCCCACCTGGTCGACGCCGAGGCCGGCAAGTTCCGCACGATGATCCAGCCCGCGCACATTGTGGCGCAGATCGAGGGCGCGGCGGCGCAGGACGGCCGGCCGGAGGCGGACGAGGCGTGGTCGATCGCCATGCAGGCCGACGACGAGGCCATCACCGTGGTCTGGACGGACGAAATCGCCGCGGCGCTGGCGGCGGCCCGGCCTGTGCTGGCGCGCGGTGACGAAGTTGGCGCCCGGATGGCCTTCAAGGCTGCCTACGGCCGGATGGTCAGCAAGGCCCGCTCCGAGTTCCGGCCGGTGCGCTGGATCGCATCCCTGGGCCTGGACGCGGCGCAGCGCGAGCAGGTGCTGGAATCGGCCGTGCGGCTGGGCCAGTTGCCCGCACCACACGTAGCCGGCCTGTTGCCGCCGCCGGCGGCCGAGTTCGGCATTCCCGACGACGCAGTCGCGGCCGAGAACATCCGCAATCTGCACCAGATGCTGGCCAAGGCCATCACGCCGTCCGAGAAGCGCCGCCGCGAAGCCGAAGCGGCCATCCAGGCCGAGCGTGACCGCCTTGACGTCCTGAAGGCCGAGACGGCTGCCAAGGTCGCCCACCATCAGCAAGGGGTCCGGGCATGAGCGCCTACGCCGAAGCCAGCGCCGCCGTGGGCGGCAACGAGAGCGGGGGCTATGGCGTCTGCGCTGCCTTCGGCTGCTGCCTGCCGGGCACGATGACCACCAGCACCCAGGGCGGGAAGGATTGGCACTGCCGCCTGCACTTCGGCGCGCCGCGGTCCGAGTTCGACGACATCAGCGCGCGTTCGCAGAACCGCAAGGCCCTGTTCCTGGCCGCCTACTGGCTGGTGAATCGCCCGAAGGGCGACACCGTCAGCCGCAAGGTGCGCGATCGCATCAAAGCCCTGGGCCGCGCCGACCTGCTGGAGAAGGTGCCCAGCGTGCGCGGCGTCACCGCCTATCACCTGGGTGTCCACATGCTCCGCGTCCTGGGCGACGAATGCCGCCAGCCCCAGGCGCACATGGGAACACCCAAACCCGCCGGCCAGGGCCCGACCTGGCTGGACCAGAGCCAACCCGAGGAAGCCGAAGTATGACCCTACCGAACCTCACCCAATCCGCCGACGTGGCGCTGGACCCGATGGCGGGAACGCTGCAGGCCTTCGGCGGGCGCACGGCGCTGCAATGCCAGGCCCGCGGCTGCGACGACTGCCTCGTCTGCAGGCCTGCCTTCGCTGCGCAGGTGGTGCAGGAGCGCCACAAAACCGCAGGCGGTGCAGGTGCCGCCCCGGACAGCTTCGCGCGCGCGCAGAACCGGCCGGCAGAGCCAGATGCCGGCCGGGTGGGCCGGGCCGTCAACGTCAACATCAATATCCTCGCCCTCGACTTGGGCACCAAGACCGGCTACGCACTGCGCCGGCGCGACGGCGCCATGCGCTACGGCACGATGGATTTCACCCCTCGGAAGTCCTGGACGCCCGGGCAGCGCTGGGCCCGCTTCCGCGGCTGGCTGGCCGACATGGTTGCCACCTTCCAGATCGACGCCATCGTGTACGAACGTGTCGTCTTCGGCCACAGCAGCGCGGCGTCGTCGGACGTCTACGGAGGATTCAAGGCGCTGGTGGAGCTCACCGCTGACACGCACAACCTGACGCTGTCCAGCGTGGCGGTGCCGACCGTCAAGAAGCATTTCACGGGCAGCGGGCGGGCCGACAAGGACGCCATGATGGCCCAGGCCAGGGTGCGCGGCTTCAACCCGGACAGCCACAACGCAGCCGACGCCCTGGCGATCCTGCACTGGGCGGTGGCACAGGAGCGCGCAGCATGACCTGGTGGCAGATCACCCTGGCCGGCCTGGGCCTTATCGCTCTGCTGGCGGTTCTGGTCATCTGGGGCTTGGCCAGCGCCTATCGCCGCGATGCGGATGAGCACGGAGACTTCGATGAATAAGCCACGGATAAAGCTGGTCGGCGGCGTATGGCGCTGCCAATCAGCCGATGCGATGAGCACCGGCCCGACCCCTCGCGCGGCCTTCAACAGCTGGCTGGAATCCACGATCAAAGCCGGCCTCGAGCACTACGGCCAGGCCCAGCCCATCGTGGACTTGCCCAAGGCGAAGCGCGAGCGCAGCCGGGCGCGGGCCAAGCCCAAGCCGCTGGACCTGGATATCCCGGTATTCGTAGCCGCCCCGCGCACCAGCAACGTCCTGCAGCGCCCCGCGCTCAGCCTGTCGTCCGTGGGCCTGCGCCTGAACGGCGACCGCGCCCTGGCGGCACAGCCTAAAACGCCGTCGCTCTCGGGCGGCCGGCGGGGGGACACCTGACGAATGCGCCTTACGGACTTCGATTGGCCAGAGATCATCCTGGACCTGCGCCGCTGCGGCATGGGCCAGCATGAGATTGCCCGGAGCATGGGGCATGCCGTGGGCGAATCGATGGTCCGCCAGTATCTGGCCGGCGCCTCCCCGGCGCACTGGCGGGGGGAAATCCTCTTGGCCCTCTGGGAAGAGCGCACCGGGCGCGACCGAATAGCCGCCCCACGTCGGCCGGCTGAAATGCGCCGCATCGCCGAGCGCCGCCCGCGCAGTCGCCAGGCCAGCCACATGCCAACCGAACACCTACCTGCTGTCGCCCAGGCATTCGGCCTGTCCGTCCCTGCGCTGCTACAGCTCCTGAACAAGCGCCCGCGCCGCATCATTGCGACCGGGGAAACCCTCTCCCTGCCGGGATTCGAAGAATGAGCACACTGAACCCAAAGCAGGCCCGCTTCGTGGCCGAGTACCTGATCGACCTGTCAGCCACCCAGGCGGCAATTAGGGCCGGATACAGCAAACGAACCGCCGGCTCGCAAGCCTTTGATCTCCTGAAGAAACCTGAAATCCAGGCGGCTATCGCCGAATCTATGGCTCAGCGATCAGAGCGCACCCGGATTTCCCAGGACAACGTTCTCGATGCCGTGTCCGCCATGACGCTCTATGACGCTGGCGAAATCGGCCAATACGAGATCACCAAGCCGGCGGACGTCCAGAAACTGCCAGAGCATTTGAGGCGGTGCGTGGTCGGCTGGTCATGGGACAAGGCCGGCAACTTTGTCCTGAAGCTGGCTGACAAGTTGGGCGCGGCCACGCTCTCGATGCGCCACCTGGGCATGCTGAACGACAAGCTGACGATCACACGCCCGCGCGTGGTGCGCCGTGACCTGACCGGTCGCAAGAGCGGGGGAGAGGCCTGATGCAGCCGGAGATTCACTACGAGTACGCCGCGCAAGGGCCCGTCCTGGCCGAGTACATCGCCTCGCGCGCGCCCCGGACCATGATCATGGGGCCGCTGGGTAGCGGTAAGACAAACGCCAGTTGCTGGCGAGCCATGGACATCATGTGCGAGCAGGAGCCGGACGCACAGGGCGTGCGGCGCTCCCGTGGCGCCGCGATCCGCAACACCTATCCGGACCTGATGAGCACCACGACCAAGGACTGGCTGGAAATGTTCGGGGACCTCGGGCGCTGGGTGGCGGGTGGCCTGGAGCCGCCCACGCATTACCTCTCGTTTGACTTGGATGATGGGACCAGCGTCGAGGCGGAACTGGTATTCATCGCCTTGGATCGCCCGGAGCATGAGCGCAAGCTGCGCGGTCTCCAGCTGACTTTCGCATGGCTGAACGAGGTCAAGGAGCTGGTCAAGGCCATTGTGGACATGCTGGACCTGCGCGTCGGCCGATATCCGAAGGACGTGCGCCCCACCTGGTTTGGTCTGTTCGGTGACACCAACGCGCCGGACAGCGACCACTGGTACTACAAGCTGGCAGAGGAAGAGCGCCCAGAGGGCTGGGTTTTCCTGCGGCAGCCGGGCGGCGTCATCAAGGTAGGCGACAAGTGGCAGGTCAACCCTACGGCGGAGAACCTGAGCAACCTGCCGCCCGGCTATTACGAGCGAGGCATGCAGGGCAAGAAAGAGGACTGGATCAAGGTCAATCTGGGCAACCAGTACGGTTTTGTGGTGGATGGCAAGCCGATCCATCCGGACTACCAGGATTCGATGCACTGCCGCGACTTCGAGCTGGATCCACGCTTGCCCCTGCTGATTGGCATGGACTTTGGGCTGACGCCAGCCGCGGTATTCGGCCAGCGCCGGCCGATGGGAGGGTGGCGGATCCGGTCGGAGCTGGTGGCTAGCGACATGGGCGCACAGGCCTTCGCCCAAGAAATCCACCTTCATTTGGCCCAGCGCTACCAGGGCTTCCATATCGGCGGCTTCTGGGGCGACCCCTCAGGCGACATCCGCGCGCAGACGGATGAAACCACCCCGTTCCTCATTCTGCGCGCGGCGAATCTCCCGGCGGTGCCCGCGCCCACCAATGACCCGCTCTTGCGTTGCGGCGCAGTCGACGGCGCGCTGACGCGGATCATAGATGGCGAGCCTGGCCTGCTTGTGCACAGCGATTGCAAGACCCTGCGCAAGGCGTGGGCCGGCGGCTACTGTTATCGGCGCCTGGCCGTGTCCGGCGAGCGCTACGCCGATGCGCCGGTCAAGAACATGTTTTCCCACGTGGCCGAGGCTGCCCAGTATCTGCTGGTGGGCGGCGGGGAGCACAGGCCCCTGGTAACGATCAAGCGGCCGGTGGGCTACGCCAGGCCGAAGCGGGCGATTATGGATTGATGGGCATGGATCGAAACCACATTTCCCATACATGCCACCCAATAAAACACGCAGCGCCAAATATGAACATTCGCAGTTGCCAGATGTACCCAGTGCTCGCACGGTCATCGTAGAAAGTAGCGAATGAGCCTTCCGAGTTACTGGCCGCATGTTTGTAGAGCGTAAGGAGGGCGGGATCGGGAGCGTCACTTTCGGCGAGCTGTTGGTGCGTTCCCTTCAGGGAAAGGCTTGACGAACGGTCTCTGAGGAACATGCATCCAAACCAAAAGCTTAGTGCCCAGCTGAGTACGGCCAGTCCAAGAGGAATGTGCATAAAGGTGAGTTTTTCTGCGCGCGTTTGGGTCACCGCAAATGCAATGCAGGCACCTGATGCCGCGAGCAAGAAGTTGACATGCTTTTCGCGCATGTCATGAGATTGCTTTAGGTAGTCGTTTGGTCGATCTGAGCTCATCCCGCGATCACTTTTCGGTTTCGGTCGGGCATTTTCGCAGACTACTGCGCGCGCGCGTAGACAGACTGGCGGCATTCCGTAAATGGTGCTGCCATGTCGAGTCTTTTCTCCAAGCCCAGTTCGCCCAAAATTCCGGACCCCCCCGCGCCAGCGGCACCGCCGGCCAAGACCGACACGGCCGCTGCGGGTCAGTCCGAAGCTGACCGCCTGCGCCGGCGGCGCGGGACCGCCAGCACAATCCTGACGTCCGACACCACGGCCGCACCCGGCTCCGTCGCGACCAAAACCCTGCTGGGCTCCTGATGGACAACCAAGACGTCGAGCTGGTCCGGGAAATTATGGCCGACCAGACCGCGATGGAGGCCGCCCGCGAGTCGTTTCACGGTCAGTGGAACGAGGTGATCGACCAAGTCTTGCCCCGGTATCGAAAGTTTGGCGAAGCCACCAACAACACGCCCGGGCAGAAGCGCACCGAAAAGATCTTCGACGCCACGCCTATGCTGGCACTGCGTCACTTTGCCGCGGCCGAAGACTCGCTGATTACTCCGCGCGTGCAAAAGTGGCACCGCCTGTCCGTGTCTGTCGAGGAATTGAAGGATTCCCCGGCTGTACGGCAATACCTGGAGCAGGTCACCAATACGCTGTTTGCGCACCGCTACCGGTGGCGTGCCAACTTCGCCGCCCAGATCGGCGAGTCGTACGTAAGCCATGGCGCATTCGGTGCCGGCGGCATCATGATCGACGATGTGCTCGGCGACGGAATCCGCTACCGCACGCTCAGCATGAGCCGCACCTGGTTCAGCGAAGACGCGTTCGGCATGGTCGACAAGTGTCACATCAAGTGGGGCCTCACGCTGCGCCAGGCTGCGCAGAAGTTCGGACGCAGCTCTCTGACGCCTCAGATGCAGTTGGCTCTGGAGCGTACGCCCGAGGCCGTGTACCAGTTTCTGCACTCGATCCGGCCGCGCACCGAGCGCGACGATAGCCGCCTGGACAGGCGGAGCATGCCAATCCAATCGGTATGGCTGTGCCTAGACGCTGGCAACCATATCGTCGAGCACAGTGGCTACCGCACCTTCCCGGCCGCGATTGGGCGGTTCTACGCAACCGATGACTCCCCGTATGGCTATTCGCCCGCCATGGACTCTTTGCCCGATGTGCGAATGCTGAACGCCATGGAGAAGACGAATATCAAGGGCGCGCAGAAGGCGGTAGACCCGCCCTTGATCCTGGCCGACGACGGCGCTCTGGAGGCGTTTGACCTGCGCGCCGGGGCGCTGAACTTCGGCTTCATGGGCATGAACGGTAACGAGTTGGTGAAGCCCTTGGGGCTGGGCGCCAACGTCCCCATGGGCATCGACTACGCCAACCAGAAGCGGGAGGCCGTGAATCTCGGCTTCTACGTCACGTTGTTCCAGATCCTGGTCGACAACCACCAGATGACCGCCACCGAGGTCCTGCAACGGGCGCAGGAGAAGGGCGTTCTGCTGGGCCCGACCATGGGGCGCGTCCAATCGGAGATGCTTGGGGCGCTGATCACGCGCGAGATCGACATCCTTTCCCATGCCGGAGCCTTACCGGAGATGCCGCCGGAGCTCCAGGAGGCGGGCGGCGTCGTTGAAATCGAGTACGACAGCCCCTTGAACCAGGCGATGCGTGCCGAGGAAGGAGCCAACGTGCTGCGCTGGGCTGAGGCTTCCGCCCCGTTCATCCAGGCAGATCCGAGTGCCGCGCGCGCCATGAACGCGGAAGCCATCGTACGGGGCCTTGGCGACGTGTTCAGCGTGCCGCAACGCTACATGCGGGACGAGGAAGAAGTGGCAAGCATGGACGCGGCTGCAGCGCAGCAAGAACAGGCCGCTCAGCTCTTGGAGGCTGCCCCCGTCGCCGCAGGCGCTGCGAAGGACCTTACGGCCGCCGCCGTCAACGCTTCGAACGCCCGCATATGAACATTCCTTTCAAATTTCGCATGATGTTCGGCCGCCGCGCCGCGTACCGCCGCGCCTTCCTGGACGAACGAGGCCAGATGACCGAAGCCGGCCAGCGCGTTATGGCCGACCTGGCAAAGTTCTGCCGCGTCCGCGAGTCCATCACAGTCGTCTCGCCGATCACGCGCACCGTGGACACCCACGCCTCAATGCAGGCGGAGGGCCGGCGCGAGGTGTTCAACCGCCTCGCCTATTACCTCAACCTCAGTGAACAAGACATTTTCCAGTTGATGGAGCGAGAACATGCACGCCATGAATAAACGTTTCCTCTTTGCTCGCCTGCTGCGCAACGAAGCGCCGGCAGACACGCCGCCGGCTGGTGGTGCCCCCGCAGCTGAGGCACCGGCCACGCCTCCGGCCGCAACTCCTGCAGTCAGCCCGGGATCAGATTCGCAGGTTACTGCGCCCGCGTGGCACGAAAGTATCCAGGACGCCGGCCTCAAGGCGTTCATCGAAGGCAAGGGCTTCAAGGATGCGGGCGAGGCGGTGAAGGCGCTGCAGGATCTGGAGGGCCAGACGGCAAAGCCAGAATCCGCCGATGCCTACAGGCTGCCCGTGCCGGATGGCCAGGACGGAGCGTTTGCCACCGAGGCGGCCAAATGGATGCACGAGGCCGGCATTCCGGTGGCTCAGGCGCAGGCCCTGGCAGCGAAGTGGAACGAATACCAGGCTGGCCAAGCAGCGGCGGCAGATCTGGCAAGACAGCAGCAGGGCGAGGCCGACGTGGCGGCCCTGCGTAAGGAATGGGGCGGTCAGTACGACGCCAATGTCGAACTCGGTAAGCGCGCAGTGCGCACCTTCGGAGCGGACGAGCATACGCTGGAGAAGATTTCCAAAGCCCTCGGCGATGGCGAAACGTTGCGGCTTTTCCACCGCATCGGTAAGCACCTCGGCGAGGGAACCCTGATACCGGCGGGAGGTGAACGCGGCGCGACCACCCCGGCAAACCCCGAAACCGCGCGCGCCGCTCGCATGTTCCCGAGCATGAAGCTCTAACAAACCAGGAGATATCGATGCCCACCATCGGTAACGAATCGCTCAGCATTATCGACGTCGCCAAGCGGCTCGACCCCAATGGCGACACCGCCGACGTGGCCGAACTGCTGGCGCAGACCAACGAAATCGTCCAGGACATCCCTTGGGTCGAGGGCAATCTGCCCACGGGCAACCGCACGACCATCCGCACGGGGTACCCGTCCACGACGTGGCGCAAGCTCTACGGCGGCACGCCGGTGTCCAAATCGACCACGGCACAGGTGGACGACGCTTGCGGCATGCTGACTGCCCGCAGCGAGCCCGATGTGAAGGCCGTGCGCATGGCCAACGATCCCGGCGCCTTCCGCCTGGATGAGGCCAACGCCTTCATCGAGAAGATGGGCCAGGACTTCGCCACGGCGTTCCTCTATGGCGACACGTCCATCAACCCTGAACAATTCTACGGCCTGCAGCCGCGTTACTCCGCCATCAGCGGCAGCAACGTTTCGCAGAACGTGATCAGCGCCGGCGGCAGCGGCAGCGACAACACGTCGATCTATCTGGTCGGCTGGGGCAAGAACAAGGTCTTCGGCATCTACCCGAAGAATTCGAAGGCTGGCCTCACCCATCAAGACCTCGGCGAGCTGGACGCGTTTGATGCCAATGGCGACCGCTATCGCGCCTATGGCGACCTGTTCGAATGGGACTGCGGCCTGGTCGTCAAGGATTGGCGCTACGTGTCTCGGATCTGCAATATCGACGTCTCCGACGCGTCGGCCGGCACGGGCACCATGGCGAATCAGAAGCTGATCGAGCTGATGATCGACGCCAAGAACCGCCTCCCCATGCTGACTGGCGGTGGCGTGCAGCCGCGCTTTTACGTGAACCGGACCATTAAGTCGGCCCTGGAGAAAATGGCCCTGAACAAGTCCAGCGCTGCGCTGTCCATCCGCGAGGCGGCCGGCCAGTTTGAAACCAACTTCCTGGGCATCCCCATCCGCCTGGTCGATCAACTGCTGAACACCGAGGCCGTGGTCAGCTAAGGACCGGTACCGCCCTCGGGCGGTACCCCTTCAAGATACTGGAGATATCCATGATTCTCGACAAATCCAACGAATTTTCGGACGCCCAGGCGATCACGGCTACCGCCATTTCCACCAACGTCATTGACCACAACCCGGCGAACAAGAACGCCACCGTCGACATCGGCACCGGCGAGGATGTCTACCTGGTCGTGCAGGTTGATCAAGCGGCCGCCGCTGCTGGCGCCGCTACGGTCGTAGTCACGCTGGAATCCAGCGAGGCCGCTGGTCTGACGTCGTCCACCGTGCACTACACGTCTGCGACCTTGGCGCTGGCTGATATGACCGCAGGCAAGGAACTGGTCAAGGTGAAGTTGCCCACCGGCGACTACAAGCGCTATCTCGGCGTGCGTTACACCGTCGGCACCGGGCCGCTCACGGCCGGCCAGTTCTCGGCCTTTTTGGTCAAGGACATTCAGACGAAGCAGCAATTCAAGTCTGGCTACACGGTGGCTTAAGCCATGGCCAAGTACATCGCACTGGAGCGGGGCCAGATCCCCGCGAACGTTACGCCGGTCAAGCGACCGGAGTTGACCGGCGAGCGGCGGGTCATGCGCATGGTCGAGGCGGGGGAGGTTTTCGACTTCAACGGCAAGCCTGGCCGTTGGATGCGCCCTTATAAGGGCGAGGACGAGGCCGGGAGCAGCCAGGAGGGAAAAGCTGGCGGCCGTCGTGGCCGGAGTTCGACGAGCGAGGCCGGGAGCAGCCAGACCGGCCAGACCGATTCGCAAGCGCACCCCGCGCGCGCAAGCAGCACCGACAGCGACTCGCAATAATGGACTGACCCATGGCCGTCTCTCAGGTAGACATCGCCAACCGCGCGCTCACCAAGCTTGGTGCAGCGCGCATCATTTCTTTGGACGACGATTCGCAGGCGTCGAATACCCTCTCGTCCATGTTTGCCATCGTGCGTGATGCGGAGCTGCGCAAGAACCTGTGGCATTTCTCGAAGGCGCGTGCGCAGCTTCCGGCGCTCAGCCAGGCGCCGATGTTCGGATATTCACACCAGTTCCAACTTCCAGCCGACTTTCTGCGGTTGATCGAGGTCAACGGCCGCCAGTGCCAGCCCAAGCCGCAACTTGACTCCTGGTACTCCATCGAGGCCGGGCGCATCCTCATCGACCAGAGCGGCCCGCTCCGTATCCGATATGTCCGCCGCGTGGAGGATCCCACGCTGTTCGATGCGCTGTTTGTCGAGGCGCTGGCGTGCAAGCTGGCCTTTGAGTCCTGCGAGACCCTGACCCAATCGAACACTAAGAAGCAGACGGCTGCCCAGGAGTACGAAGTGGCCGTAGCCGATGCACGTCGCATGAACGCCATCGAGCGCGCGGCTGTGGCTACGTCGGATGACACTTGGCTGGAGAGCAGACTGTAATGGCCAAGGAAACGCCGATCCAAAATACCTTTGATGGCGGGGTTCTAAGCCCCCTGCTGGCTGGCCGCACCGACCTAGCCAAGTATTTCAACGGCTGTGCGGCCCTTGAGAACTTCCTGCCGTCGGTGCAGGGACCGCTCGTGCGTCGCGGTGGCACTCAGTACATTTTCGGCACTAAGGACAACGCCGCCCGGTCGTGGCTGATTCGGTTCCAGGTGTCGGAGCGCGTGGCCTACATGCTGGAGTTTGGCCACCTGTACGTCCGCTTCTACACGGGGCGCGGCGTCCTCGTCTCTGGCGGGACGCCGGTCGAGGTTGCGACCCCATACAGCGCGGCAGACCTCACGGCGGAGGATGGGACCTGCAACCTGCGTGTCGTGCAGAGCGCGGACACTATGTACATTTTTCACCGGAAGTACCAGACGCGTAAGCTGCTGCGCCTGTCGGCCGATGCGTTTTCTCTGGTGCTTGCGGATTTCACGGAAGGCCCCTTCGGTGACGTCAACGCGAACAAGGGGGTCACTGTCGTCTCCAATGCGGAAGTGGGGGCTGTGACGCTGACCGCCAGCGCTGCGATTTTCTTGCCCGGGCATGTTGGCACGCTGTTCTATCTGGAAACGGCGGATCTGGCGGCGGTCAAGCCATGGGGCGTGTATCAGGAAGTGCAGGTCGGCACCCGGCGCCGGGTTGAGAATCGTGTGTATCAGTGCACCGCAGTAGGGCCGGTCAATTCGGAAGGGCCGCCCGTTACCGGCAACCAGACGCCGATCCACACCGAGGGCCGGGCCTGGGACGGGGACGGACAACCGGTAGAGAACGACCAGCGCGGCTCTATCGGCGTGGAGTGGGAATTCCTCCATGCTGGCTATGGAATCGTCCGTATTGAGGCCTATCTTGACGGCCAGCACGTTACTGGCACCATTATCAAGCGGCTGCCTACTGAGCTGCAGCCAGGCGGCGGCAGCAGCACGACAGTTACACAGTACCCCATTAGCTCTATCACGCCGACGGACCCGCCATCGTCGCGCATTTTCGTGAGCGCTTCGGAGCATCCATTCGCCAACTTGGATACCGTTGTGATCAGCGGGACCAACTTCACGGACGCGGACGGCTTCGCTTCCGACACCAACCGCGACGGCGCATATGTCGTGCGCAACAGATCGGCATCGGGCTACGAGATCGATGCGTCGTTCCCGTCCGGCGGATCCTTTGCCTACGACCCCCTGGCCACCGGCATGGCGACGCGCACCGTCACCACCACCTACCCGACCCATACACCATCATGGAAATGGGCGTTCAGCCTCTTTTCTGATGTCGAGGGGTGGCCCGAGCATGGCGCGTTCTGGCGCCAGCGCCTGGTGCTCATGGCCGGGCGCGTGGGCGCGATGTCCGTGACATCCGACTTTGAGAACTTCGCGACGAAGTCGCCAGGCGGTGAGCAGGAAACCGATTCAGCCATCGTGTTTCGCCTGAATGCCCGACAGATCAACCGCGCAGTCTGGCTGGTGGAGTCTGACAACCTCATTATCGGCACGGATGGAGACGAGTGGATCGTTGGCCCGATTCAGGCGAACCAGGCCTTGGGGCCAGCAAACGTGCGCGCCGAGCGCCGGACGGCCTACGGGTCGCGATCGATACAGCCAGTGGAGGTCGGAGGTCGCGTGCTCTTCGTTCAGGCCTCAGGGCGCAAGCTTCGCGACTACGAGTACAGCTACGACACCAACAACTACGCGTCGTCCGACACGACGAAACTGGCTTCCAACGTGCTGCAAAGCGGCGTGGTGGACCTCGCGTACCAGCAGGAACCAGATTCCATCGTCTGGGCCGCCCGCGCTGATGGTTTGCTCGTCGGTTGCACCTATGACCAAGAGGCCGGGCGCAGCGACGTTTACGCCTGGCACCCGCATCCGATGGTCAATGGCTATGTCGAGTCTGTCGAAACCATGCCAGCGCCAGACGGATCAGCCGATGACCTTTGGATGATCGTGCGCCGCGCGGTCAACGGCCAGACAGTGCGCTACGTCGAGATCCTGCGCGCGCCCCTGAAGGATGAAGAGGGGCAGGCGGAGGCGTTCTACGTGGATAGCGGGCTGACCTACCGCGGCCCGACCACCGACCAGGTAGCGGAGCTGGAACACCTGGAAGGGCAGGAGGTAGACATTCTCACGAACGGCGCCGCGCATCCCCGCCGCACGGTGGTAGGTGGACGGGTCGAGCTGCAGTTTCCCGCGGAGATCATCCATGTGGGGATCCCGACTAGCTGCGCTGTGGCCACCATGAGCCTGGAAGCAGGCTCTGCCAGCGGCACCGCCCAGGGCAAGCTCAAGCGCATCACGAACCTAATCGTGCGGATGTACCGCAGCCTTGGAGGGAACGTTGGGCCGGCCCGGAACCAGCTCAACACGCTCAATTTCCGGCGCCCCTCCCAGCCCATGGGCATGGCGCCGCCGCTATACACCGGCGATAGCGAGCCAATTCCTTGGCCGGGCGGGTATGAGCGCGGCGCCCAAATCTGGTACACGAACGCGCAGCCGTTGCCCGTTACGCTTGTGGCGCTGATGCCGGTAGTTGGAACTAACGACGACCGATGAATATTGTTCGAATGAGGGCGGAGCACGTCCCAGCTGTTCAGCTTCAAGAAGCGCAGGCCTTCGCGATACCGATGATTACTGCTGAGCACGCTCAACAGCTGGCCAATGCGGACGGTGTCGCGTGGACCGCGCTGGACGGCGATGACGTCATTGCCTGTGCTGGCATTGTGCAGGTTCATGAGCAGCGTGGTATTGCCTGGGCAATGTTCTCAGATCGGGCGCTGCGCCAGTTCAAACTGATCCACAGAGTGGCCCGCGCGGTCTTGCAGCGAAGCCAATGGCGCCGCATAGAGATGACTGTAGACGTTCGGCATGACGCGGCCATCCAGTGGGCTGAGCGGCTCGGGTTTGAGCGGGAAGGCGTCATGCGCGCAGTGACCCCAGACGGGCGGGATTGCTTTCTATATGCAAAGGTGAAGTGAATGGATCCTGTATCTATTTCCGCGTTCTTGGTCGCCAACGCGGGGACCATTTCTGCAGTAGCTGGCGGGCTTGGTGCCGTTGGCTCAATCATGCAGGGCAACCAACAGGCCGCCGCATACAACCAGCAGGCCGAGGCCTCGGAGCGCAATGCCGATATCGCACAGAACCAGGCGCGGCAGGCCTATGACGCGGGGTTGCAGAACGAGCTCGGACAGCGCCGCAGCGCGTCCCAGCAGCAGGCTGATATCAGAGCCTCCGTTGCTGAATCCGGTCTTGATCCCAGCAGCGGGTCGGCGTTGATGTTCCAACAACAGTCAGCGGAGAACCTGGAAATGGACGCGCTGACGACGCGCTACCAGGCGTTGCTCCAGGGAAACTCTTATGAGCAGCAGGCGGCGATGGACCGATACCAGGCCAAAGCGCTTCGCGCGTCGGCGAGGGATGCCCGAGCCTCAGGGCGGCTCGGCGCGGCGACGTCGATCCTGACGTCTGCCGCAGGCTATGGATTAGCCAAACTCGCGCCAGCAGCGGCGGCTGGAAGCGGTGTCCGAGCTGGCGGCGGCTTAGGGCTGCGCGTGGGCAACGTCGCGCAATACTGGAGGTAATCGATGGCCACCCGAGTTCCTATTCAAGTCGCCCAGCAGCGGCAGGCGCTGCCGGTGGGCACGTCTGCGCCGCGCGTGCCCATGGTCGCGCCTTCGGACACCACAGGGGAGGCAGTCTCTCGCCTCGGCGCAGGACTGGGCCAGGTAGCCGCGGCCGCTGATCGGTTACAACGTGAGCAGTCCACGGCTTGGGTCTCGAAAGCCGCCAGCGACGATCAGATCAAATGGCTACAACGACTGAACGAGCTGCAGGACACTGCCGGTCCTGGGGCGCCGGACTTTACGCCGAGTTTGATCAAGGAGTTCGACGACTACAGCGCCCAGGCGCTGGAGAACGCGCCGCCAGAAAGCCGACCGTTCTACCGCGAGCAATTGACGCGCCAGAGGACGTACCTTGGCCAGCGTGCGGTGGAGTTCGAATCTAAGAGCCAGCGGGCCTACATCACTTCGCAGTACCAGAGCGGCATGGAAGCGGATGCAGCGACCATAGCCCTGGATCCGACGCAGTACGCGGAGCGGCGCGCCGCTCGTGTGGCGGCGCTGAACGCATCCAGTCTTCCCGAAGGCGTTAAGGCCAAACTTCTGGGTGAGTCCGAATCCTCCCTGGCTTACGCCGCCGGCGCTGCCACCATCGACCGTGATCCGCATGCCGCTATCCAGGCGTTCGACGCTGCGGCGCGCGGCGAGTCCACCGCGGGCTATGAATGGGTCAGGTTCCTGGATTCCGATAGGATCCAGCAGCTGCGCACCAGGGCGCACACTCAGTCGGACCGCCTGGACACGCGGGCCCGCGTGGAGCAGGACCGCGCTATAGCCCGTGGCCAGCGCGCGCTTGGCGAGGTCGACAAGCAGGTAGCAACTGGAGTTCCTGCGCGCACGGATGATGTGCTCCGCTGGGCGTCCATGGTCCAGGGAACGGAATACGAGGCGCAGTTCCGAGAGATGATGCGCGGCCAGGACGAAGTGCAGCGAGTCCTGCGCCTGCCCGTCCACGAGCAGAGCGCCTACATCCAGGAAAGGCGGCTGGAGCAGCAGCGCGACGGCGCTAGCACGGCAGACATTGCCAATCTCGATCGCCTGTCGCGCGCCGTGGAGTCAAACACGAAGATGCTGCGCGAGGCACCGCTATCCTGGGTTGAGAACCGATCTGCGCAGGCCGTCACGCCGCTGGACTTCGGCCAAATGGCTACGCCGGCAGGCACCGCGGCGCTGGGCCAGGCTCTCCGTGATCGGTCGGACGTCATCCGAGGGCTTCAGCGGGCCAACCCTACCGGAGCGGTGCAAATGCGGCCGCTTCTGGCTGCGGAAGCCGAGCAGTTATCGGGCGCGTTCAAGCAGGCCGGCGCGCGCGAGAAACGGCAGATCCTGGGCCAGCTTTTCTGGGCGTCCGGTTCGGCGGACACGTACCAGGGCATCGTGGGTCAAGTGGACGGGATTGATCCCATGATGGCGCGCTTGGGCCGCCTGGCTGGGAGCTATGAACAGGCCAAATTGCAGAACAACTTCTTCTCGCCGGACGTCGTCCAGTCCGCGGGGGATGCTGCAGCGACGGCCATAGCCGGCGATGAGATTCTGCGCGCAGGGGGCAAGGCCGGCTCGCTGAGCTACCCGTTGCCGAAAGACACCGAGTTTACGCAGTCGATCGCGGACAAGGTTGGGAAGCTTTACCGGGGCGCTGGCGCCGGCGACAGCGGCGGCCAAGCATTCATGCAGGATGCATATGCCGTCAAAGCCTACTACGTGGGTAAGGCGGCCCAGGAGGGAGATCTTTCGCCAGATGTCAATCCGGCGCGGCTGGACCAGGCCATCATGGCCGTGCTTGGACAGCCGGTCAATTTCCACGGGAACGGTGAGGTATTGGCTCCTTGGGGAATGAACGAATCCGACTTCCTCGATAGAGCCAATCGCGCTGTGGCGCGGGAGGTGGCTGCGCGTGGGCTTGAGGATCAACTTGGGCGGAGCATGTCGAACAGCGGCCTGATCGGCGTCGGAGCCGGCGCATATGCGGTGACCCTGGGAGGAATTCCCGTGCGTGACCCGAAGACCGGCCAGCCCATCATCATTCAAATGACCCCGGACGCGGATGCCGGCCGGGACGAGTTCGGGCAGCGGTTGAGTGACCTGATACCGGGGACGCCGCAATGATGAACTTCGACGAGCAGCGCCTACGCGAGATCAACGCTGCCGCCCGCACGCCCGGGGAAATCCTTGGACAGGCAGAACCTGGCATGCTGAGCGGCGTGGTGTCTGAGGTGCCGCGTGGTGTCGCGCGTGGTGCGGCGAAGGTGCAGGGCGCTCTGACCAGTATTGCCGGCCAGGCCTATCAGCCAGCCTTGGACGCGCTGGAGTCCGCCACGGGCGTCAAACCCCTGAATCCCTTTGACCCATTGACGCGGGCGTCGGATGAGGCCGTCCGGCAATACGCTCCCGATCCTCTGACCACGGGCACGGCCGGCCAAATGGTTAACGGGGTGGCCGACGTCCTGACGCAGGTCGGGTTAGGTACTGGCCCGTTCGCCGCTGGTGGGGCTTCTGGTGTTTCCCTTGCGTACGGTGGTGCCGCGACCGCCGGCACTGCGACCGGGAGGTCCAAATTTCAGGAGTTGCGCGAGCAGGGAGTGGACGCGGACACCGCAGCGAACGCGGCATTTGTGGATGCCGTTACGACCGGTGGTGGTGTCTTGGTGCCGGGGGCAATCGGGTATAGCGGCATTGCAGCGCCCGCGGCTGCCCTCGGTGTGCGCACCGGAGCACGGGCCTACTTGGGTGCGAATGTCGCCTATGGTGCCGCGACCAATATGGCCATGGGCATCGGACAGCGAGCCTCTACCTATGAGCTCCTGAAGGGGGCAGGCTACGACGCGATGGCAGAGCAGTACCGACCCTTGGACGGGGCAGCTTTGGCCGCCGAGGGGATCCTTGGTGGCGTTTTCGGCGCAGTGGGGTCGGCCGCGGGCCTTCCGCAGCGCGCCACCGCGACAGTTGACGCCGCGATGGTGGCGCGGGATGCCGCTCACGCGACGATAGGAACGGCGCCTGGTGTGCCCGCAGAGCCATCGACGGCCAACGCGCACCGCAGCGCGATGGAGGAAATCCTGGCGGCCGATGCGGAGGGCCGCGCGCCTGATGTTGGCCGCACTGGCGTGCAGGACCAGCCGTTTGTTCCCCGTGCCAGTGACCCGGCGCCGGTGCGCCAGGCGCTCGGCTATTACGCTGATGAGTTGCCGGCCGGCCAGCGCTTCCTGCCTTCACAGCGAGTGTCTACCCTCGATCTGACCGCGCGCCGGGGGCTTCGATTCGATGCTCCTGAGCTCAACGAGTATGCGGCATCGGTGGAACAGCAGTATGGCCTGCCGTCAGGCCTGTTGAACGCATTGAAAAACGCGGGCGAGCGTAGCAACAGCAATCAGGTCAGTCCGGCCGGTGCGCGCGGCGTCATGCAATTCATGCCAGAGAACCTGCGCAAGTACGGCGTGTCGGATGCGACCGACCCAATGCAGATGATCGATGCTGCGGGCCGATACCTGCGCGACACGATGCGGCAGTACGGCGGGGACATCGACGCGATGATTGCGGACTACAACGGGGGCCCGCGCCAGGCCCGCGAAGTTTTGGCCGGCCGACAGCCCAGAGCCAAGGAAACGCGGGAATACCTGGCGCGGGTGAGAGAGTACCTTGGGCGGGATACCTGGGCGAGCCGAGGCCCAGCGGATGAGGGCGCACCCTTCCAACGCTTCCCAGCCGAGCAAGCGCGCGCGGCGGCCAACATTGAGCAGGAGATCCTTGTCGCAGAGGCTGAACGCGCCGATCTGCTCGCCTCCTTCGGACAAGCGGCAGATCTGGGCGAAGTCTCGGCCGTGCGAGCTGAACTGCTGGAGCTGACCGCGCAGCGGGATCAGGCGGACGCGTCGGGCGTGCCACGCCAGCGCGCCAAGGAAATACAAGCTGAAGCGCCGCGCACAAGCTACAAACAGGCCCTCTCCCAGGCTGGGCGAGAAGTGAGGGCGTCGTTGCAGGACTTGGACTCTCGGATCGCTCGTCTGCAGGCATTCTTAGAAAGCAATCAAGGGGCGGCGCAGGCTGCTCAGCGGCTCGCGGACCTGGATATGCGGTTGGCAGACCTTGAGCAGAACCGGGCGGCCATTGAGGCTCCTGCTGCGCGCCCGGCGCCCATAGCGGTAGCCTTGCAGGAGATGGCGGCGCAGCGCGGTGGCCAGGCCGCCGCTTCCGAAGTCACACCCGGGCCAAGCGGCGCGGGTGAGTCTGGATCTCGCCCAGCCGCCCTGGCGGCTGCAAGCTTGGCGGGCGAAGAGACATCGAGGGCAGCGTCCCGCGTCGCGGCCCCGGAATCTCGTTCTTCGGCCGAGCCCGCAGGCAGCGCGCAACAGCCGGTCGCCAGTGATGCGGTACCTGCGGATTTGGAAACTCAGGCGGGCCTGGCGCGTCTGGATGAGGTCGGCGACATCCGCATACGCGAAGAGGACGCCGACGGAAACGTGCGCGAGGTCTCCTTGCGCGATCAACTGAACGAAGTGCAGGCAGAGCAGGCGTACAGCCGTCCGGAAGGTTTCCGGGCCGCAGTGGCGTGCTTCCTGCGTCTGGGGGCATGATGAGACAGGAATGTATCGAAGCGGTATCGCAGGCGCTGGGTCGGAGGTTAACGCAAGCCCAGTCCCAGGACATCGAGAACCGCATCGCGCGCGCCATGCGGCAACTTGCCGCCGATGACATTGGCGCTTGGCGAGCGATGAGCGAGGCTGAACGGCTTGGCGCCGCAGCGGAGCGGGCCGCCGTGGACATGCAGGCGGAGATTGCGCTCAAGGAGCGCCGAATCGCGCTGACGGCGCTACGGCATGACGCAGTACAAACGTACCTTGAGGATTCGCCTTTCAACCCGATTGACGCGCTCGCTCGATCCCTGATGTTCTACTCGGACGGGAGAAGCGGCACCCTATCTGTCGAAAGCTCAGCACAGGCGATCAGGAACCATGCGCTAGGGCAAATGCTCGACGTGTTCGATACAGCCAAGGGGGGGCTCCTGGGTCTGGTGACAGACCCGTCCAAGACCTTGGCCATTGCGCGCGAACTCCGCGGTACACGTACGGGGGATGCCGACGCAGCCCGGGCGGCTCAGGCTTTCCGGGACGTTTCCACCCAACTTCGTGAGCGCTTTAATCGCGCCGGTGGCGACATTGGGCGTTTGGAGAACTGGGGCTTCCCGCAGTCACACAGCCAGCATCTCGTCGCCACTGGTGGTGGTGGCCTCAAAGGCGATGCTGCCCGCGCCATGTGGGTTGACGATGCAATTGCTGGGCTTGACCGCGGTCGGTATGTGAACGAAGACGGTACCTTGATGAACGATGGCCAGATCCGGGAACTGCTCTCGGCTGCCTGGGAGACGCTGGCGACGAATGGCGCCAACAAAATCGAGCCCGGCCGTGGGCTGCCGGGCCGTGGGCTGGTAGCGAACCACGGCAGCGCGGAGCGGATCTTGCATTTCAGGGACGCCGAGAGCTATATCCGCTATGCGGAGAAGTACAGCGAATCGACCATTCTGGAGACGATGCAGCGGCACGTCGAAGGCCTGGCGCGCGACATCGCGTTGACCGAGACCTTTGGGCCCAATCCTCACCTAGCATTCCGCTACTGGCGCGAGCGCGCTACCCAGCAGCTCAAAATGCGGGAACCGGACAGGGTGGAGAAGATCGAGGCGAGGGCCCGTTGGCTTGACACTGTGTACCAGAACACGGCCGGCACGAAGGAGCCACCCGTCAATGCGGCGCTAGCCGAAGGTATGGACACCTACCGGGCGTTGAATGTCGCATCCCGCCTAGGCTCCGCGTCGCTGGTCGCGGCGGTCACCGATCCCGCGACCAACGCACTGACCGCGATTCACAACGGCATCCCGGTCTGGCAGGTGATGGCAAACGAGGTGCGCGCCCTCAACCCCGCCAGCGCCACTGACCGGCGTGTGGCGTTGCGTGCGGGACTTGGGATTAATCAGTATCTGGGGGCCATGAACCGGTGGGGCATGGATGGCATGGCGCGGGATGGCCAGGTGTCAGGCAGGATTGCACGGTATGCCGGCGGCATGGCCAGTGCGGTCATGAAGTTCTCCGGAATGAACGCTATCACTCGGGCGGGGCAGCAGGCCTTCGGCTCCGTGCTGCTGGATTCCCTCGGGGAAATGACCCGAGCTGCCGGCGGTCTGGACGCCGCGCCGAACGCCAGGCTGGCCCGGCGCCTGAAGGATGCCGGAATCGGCGACACGACCTACAGCGTGTGGAAGCTGGCCCAACCCGAGGACTGGCGCGGCATGGGTGATTCCGTTTTGACGGCCGAGAGCATCTATCGAATACCCGATCAGGCGCTGGAGGCCGCGGCGCGAGCCGAGGGCACGACGCCCGCTAGACTGCGGGAACGCGCGGCCACAGAGCTGATGGCGTACGTCGACGGCGAGACGAACATGGCGATTATCGAGCCAGGCGTGCGCGAGCGTACCGCACTGTATGGTGGCACGCGGCGCGGGACCCTGGGCGGCGAGGTGCTGCGCGGCGCGTTGCAGTTCAAGGCATTCCCAATATCTATCCTGATGCGGCATGGCGCGCGCGCGATGTCCATGCCCACCGGCATAGGGAAGATCGGATACAGTGCTGCACTGATCGGTATGACGACGCTGCTGGGTGGAGTGGCGCTGCAGCTCGGGGAAATTGTGTCTGGCCGCGATCCGCAGGACACGACGAATCCGCAATTCTGGTCCCGTGCGCTACTGAAGGGCGGCGGCCTCGGAATCTTCGGGGACCTTATGTTTCAGGATTACACGAAATACGGTTCGTCGGTTGGCGCTCTGGCGGCGGGCCCCCTTGGCGGCGATATTGAAGATCTGACCAAGCTGGTGCTGGCCAACGTTCAGCGAGGGGCGGAGGGCAAGGATACGGACGTCGGCGCCCGCGCAGTGCGCATGCTCAAGGGGAAAACGCCATTCGCCAACCTCTGGTACACCAAAGCGGCTACCGATCGCCTGTTGTTCAATCAGTTGCAGGAGCTCGCGTCCCCTGGCTACTTGCGGCGCATGGAGCAGCGCGCGCGCAGAGAATTCCAGCAGCAGTATTTCTGGAGACCTAGCGAATCCAGCCCAGGGCGGGGGCCTGACTTTGGCCGCATCGTTGGGGAGTAGATCTGCCGCCTTCGGGCGGCTTTTTTCTTTTCCGCAGAAGTCTGCGCGCGCGCGCGTAGAAAGTGGCAAGCAATCTACCAGGGTTGCGCGCCATGACCGTCTCTTCTGAAGTTTCCCAAGTCAGCTATGCCACCGACGGTGTCACCACCGCATTTCCGGTGCCGTTCTACTTCTTGGCCAACGATCATCTGCGCGTCTGGCTCTACTACGAGTCGACGGGCGTTGAGACGGGCCTGGTGCTCGGATCTTCGTATGACGTGGTCGGCGCCGGCGATCCCTCGGGCGGTACGGTCACCACGACGGTAGCTTATCCGGTCGGGCCGCAGTTGCGTATTGAGCGGATTGTGCCGATCACTCAGGAAACCGCGTATCAGCGGAACGATCCCTTCCCGGAGCGTGCGCACGAGCGTGCTTTGGACAAGCTGACGATGATCTGCCAGCAGCTGGCCGGCTTTTTCGGGTTGCTCCCCGGGTCCACTCTTCGGGCGCTGTTGCTCGGTCGAAACGACGTTGATGGTCAAGGTTCCTACCGCGCCCGCAATAATCGGATCCAGGATCTAGCGGACCCGGTCGCGGACCAGGACGCCGTCAACCGGCGCTCCATGTTCGCATTCGTGACGGACTATGTGGACCGCGCTATCGCGGGCGTGGTGGGTGGATTCGGCTGGTTTCTGCAGGCTGGGATGGGCGCGGTGTATCGCACCTTCCAGAGCAAGATGCGGGACCAGCGGACGAGTATCGAGGACTTTATCGAGGACATCGTCTACGTCGAAGCGCCGTACGGAGCCGCTGAAGTTGCTGCCGCGACATTGGTGGATGACGCGTTCCAGAAAGCGATCAACGCCGCAGTTGCGAACGGGATCGGGCTTCATCTGAAGGAGCGCGTATACAAGCTCTCGAAGCGTCCGACTATTCCTGCGGGTTTGACGATCATTGGAGAGGGGCCGGGCCGGTGGAAGCCGACGATCAACCCCAATATCGCAGAAGGGGTCGGTAAGCCCGACATGAAGGGATCGATCTTGCTGGTGGTGGGCACTGGCCAGCGGGACCTGTACGCAACCGGCATCACTGACTGCCGTACTGGTGGCGGGGTGGTGGCCAACGGCAACGTCATCAATCCGGGTTTTGACGATGCCTATAGGCTGACGTCCTTCCATAATGAAGACGCCGATCCGGTAACAGGGAGAGGGGCGAGCCGACGCCCATTTTCAGCTTTCTTCCATCTGCCGCGAGCCGTGCACGGCGTGTATGCCCGCGGCTTTCGAATCATGCTCTCATACGACGGTATCGCTGGATACCATGAGCAGCGGATGGGGCTTGGCGATGATTGGGACGTTGGGCTGTATGTCGACAACGCTGAGCACAACACGCTGATCGACGTCTACGCGGTGGGCTATTGGCGTATCGCCGGACGATTCATGCGCAATGGCGTTTGTGGAGATGAGTCATATGCTCCGCAAGCCAGCCTAGAACACAACTATTTCCGGAACTGCACATTTACCGGGATGGTTGGAAGCCTGATGCGGGGAGCTGACATCCATCGGGTTATTGGCATCGGCGCGGACTATCTGGAAGTGCCATGGGCTGCGAATCATCCGTTTGATCCCGCCGTTCTTAATGGAATTTTTCGACAGGTCGGTGGCGTTGAAACAGAATTTAAGTTTACTGGCACGCAAAAGGCCGGCGATGTGTTGCGGCTTACCGGTGTGACACCTAGCCCCATTGCGATCGGCCTGACCACCGATAGCTTGGTTACCCCTGGTTGGCTTGCGGGCGGTCTGGCAACGATGGAGGATCAAAATTGCGTGTTCTCTGGACTGGATCATCAGTCCGGCGTGCGCGCCACGTCGCCGTCGCTAGGGGCCAATCGCGCGTTGAAGCCGTCTGCGGCCAAGGAACTTAGCGGGTGGCGCATGCGTGGGTACATGGCCCCCTTCTCGAAGATTATTTCGCAGGATGATGTCGCGTTCCACCTTCACGTCGCCAATGACACCTATCTTGGGCCAGGCTTCGAAATTGAAAGCAAGGATGCTGAGGGCCTGGGCCTAGGTATCCGGCTCATTTCCACTCCACGTGAAGGGTTGAACACTCGGGCTCCGCATCCTGCAGGGCAAACCTTTCGCCTTCGAGTCGGCGTAATGAAGACAACATCTTCGGATGATTGTCGGCCATTGTCCTCGTCGACCCCGCCGCGATTCCCAGCAGGCAGCGGTTACCTGGAAGCCAACACGATCACTGTGGATAGTCTTCACATGCCGATTGACGAAGGCATGTTTCTCCGGCCTGGCATTGGACAACGTGCTGGTGTGAAAAATCCTGGAGGAGCTCCGGTATTGGTTTACGACCATGCCCTCAATCACAACAGGTCTTATGCCCCGATGCGATTGGACGGCGACTCAATACTGGATTCTGGCGGCGCGGAACGGATTATTCTTTTTGGTGGCGTCAACGTCATCAATGATCTATTTCTGGTGCGGGCGACGCCTGGCGGCACGCCGATGATGCGCGTATCTGCCACGGACTGGCGGCCTGGCACCGACAACGCGGTTGATCTCGGCACACCGACTTTCCGCATGAAGACGATCTATGCGGGAACCGGATCTATCAACACGTCGGATGCGCGCGAAAAAACTGAGGTCGACGGCTTCACCGCAGCCGAAATAGCTGCGGCCAAGCAGTTGGTCCTGGAGATCGGGATTTATCGATTTCTCGCCATGATCCAGGAGAAGGGAAGTGCGGCTCGCCGGCATATCGGTATGACGGTGCAACGCGCTGTCGAGATCATGGAGGCGCATGGGCTTGATCCCATGGCCTATGGGTTCATCTGCTACGACAAGTGGAGCGACCATTGGGAGATCATCCCGGCCGTTACGCGTTTCAGTGATGAGCTTGATGATAAAGGGGAGCCCATCGTCATCATTGAAGTGCCGGAACAGCGGCGCCTTGTCGCTGAGGCTGGGGACCGCTACGGGTTTCGCATGGACGAATTCCTCGCGTTCTGCTTGCGTGGGGTGGCTGAATCGCTCAAGGAAACTGACAACGCGTTGCGCGCGATGGACGCACGAATCTCGGCATTGGAGGCGCGCCCGTGAGCGACCAGTACCTGACCGACGCATTCATCAAGGACTTGCACGGCCGCATCGCGAAGCTGGAGGCCGGGCAGATCGAGAACACCACAGCCATTCAAGAGGTACGGGCCGACACCAAGGACATGGTGGAGTTGTTCCACTCGCTGGAAGGCGGCTTCAAGGTGATCGAGCGCCTGGGTCGGATGGCGCGGCCGGTCGGCTGGTTCGCCGGCGCCATGGCTGCTGTGCTGACGCTGTGGCAGACGATCAAGGGGTTCAAAGGATGATCCCTGCGTCGTTGAAACGGAAGCTCCTGGCCGCGGGTGGCGCCGGCGCGCTGGCAATCGCCGGCGTGCTGGTGACATACTTCGAACCGGGCAAGGTGCGCGGCAAGCCCTATATCGACCCGGTCGGCGTACTTACTGTATGCGACGGCCACACGGGCCCGGACATCGACCCGAAGCGGATCTACACGGATGCCGAATGCGACGCCTGGCGCGACGCCGATCTGGCCATCGCCGACCGCGCCGTGCGACGCCTGATCACCGTGCCGCTGAACGACTGGCAGCGCGCCGCGCTCATCGACTTCACCTACAACCTGGGCGCCGGCAACCTGGCGGAATCGACAATGCGGCGCAAGTTCAATGCCGGCGACTATGCCGGCGGCTGCGCGGAGCTGGACCGCTGGGTCAAGGGCCGTCAGGGCGGTGTGCTGGTGACGCTGCCCGGCCTCGTCACGCGCCGTGAGGTGGACAAATGGGTCTGCCTGCAACCTTGATCGGCTGGAAGGGCTACGCCGCGGCGCTGGTTGTGGGCGCGGCGCTGGTGCTGGGCGCGGTCACTGCGTGGAAGGTGCACGGCGCCCGCCAATTCGCCGCCGGCCGCGCGCAGGCGCAACTGGAAGCCGCCGCAGACGCTCGCCAGATCGAAGCGCAGTACCGGCGCCAGGAACAGGAAATGGCGGCCGACTATGCGAGCCGCCTGGAGAAAGCCAATGAAGCCACCCGCCTATCGAATGCTGAGCGCGACCGCGCTGCTGGCACTGCTGACAGCTTGCGCGGCACCATCGCAGCCGAGCGTACCCGAGCCGGCCAAGCTGCCGCCCGCGCCGGCGTCTCTGAGCGATCCGCTACCCGAGCCTGGGACGTTCTCAAGGCGTGCACGGACGAATATGCAGCACTGGCAGAAGATGCTGACGCAGCCGTCGACGGATTGAGGGCGGGGGACGCCTGGGCAAAGGCCGCGGCTAGGACGAAGCCTTAGGCGCTGGCGATGCCTTGAGGTGCCGGCCGATCACGGCCGGCTCATCGTCCAGCAGGGCACGCATTCGGTGGATTGCCACGAAGCGGCTGCCTACCTCTTCGGCCCATGCAGTCTCAATGGTGTCTGTAAGGTCGCGGGCCTCGGTTATCACCCGGTGAAGCCTGGCGATCTCGGACAGCAGCTCGCGCTCGATGCTGACGGGAAGGGATATCTTCCAGAGCGCGATCAGGCGGTCTAGAGGGATAGGAGGGGTACGGACGGGCTTACCCATGATGCGGCCTGGGTGAAAATACTGTGTGGATGAACAGTATATTCCGCCTTAAATGGGGTCAGGTTTCGGCCTTTCCACGGGCTCGGCGACCAGCCGGTCCGCAGGGTAGGGCTGCAGGAAATCCCGGGTGTCTGCCACCGGCGCCGTCAGCCAGTCCTCGTAGGCACCCTCGGGCAGGATGACGACCATGCGCTTTTCCTTGCCGGCCTGGTGGTAGTCCTTGAATAGCGGGTCCTGGTCGGCGTTGATCGTGAGCATTGTGTAGCTCTCCTGCCACTGGCCGGCGGCGTCTCGATAACGGTCCCACAGGCCGGCGATGCCCAGCGGCGCGCCGTCGGCTCGGCTGAAGCGGGTGGGCACTGGGTTCTTTGTCTTGCCCTCGTAGACCGGGCGCCAGTCCGGCTCGAAGATTGCCTCTGCCGGGATGATGCAGCGCCGCCCATGCTGCCAGGCCAGGCGGAAAGTCCAGAGCTTGCTGGCCGTTTCGCTCTTCGCGTTGAAGGTCGGCAGCTTTTCGGCATCCTTCAATTTTTCTGGCGCGGTGCCTGGGGCAATCATGCCCCAGCGGCCGACGACAGCTTCCCGTTCGGGCACGGCTTCGTCGCCGGCGTCATGCTCGACCGGCCGGCGCACGAACGGGCCCGCGTAGCGCGGCCACATGTCCGACTTCGGCGGCAGCGGAATGCCGCGCGCCCGGAAGTACTTTTCCAGCTGCGCCTGCTTCTTGAGTGCGGTGTAGTGGCTGCACATCTGGGGCCTCCCGTTGGGGTGTGCACGCCCCGAGTATACGGGCGCCCGTTTGGGTTGGTGACCGTGGGGCAGGGGGTGGGGCCGGCCCCAAATCGGCCCCACAAATCTGGGAAAACCGCGCCAGATCTGGATCGGAGAGTCCCCTCCTTCGCACCACTTATTGCCTGACACTGTCTGGCGGTGCGCACAGCGGTGCGCCAACAGTGTCTACAGCCCCCCGAGAACCCCCGAGGCGTCGAATGCCTCGGGGGTTTTCTTTTCGACAGCAGGCGGATTCCCCTTGCTGCCCGTATTTCGTAGCGTCCCGGGGAGCATCAGGGGAGGCCATGAACGATGGCCACTCCGTCCTGCTCCTCCACCTGCACTTCGTCGTCATGCCAAAGCAGGGGGCGCTTTTCGGCGAGTTTCTTTGCCTCACTGTCTGTCATCCCCTTGAGCACGAAGAAATCGCGCTGCTCGGTGTGGTCGCCAATCTTGCGGCTGATCGTCCTGCGCACGTACTGCTCCAGTCGCAACGGGTCGGCCGGAAAATCGTCGGCGCCCTTATATTGGACCATTGCAGTCTTCGGATGTCCCGCCACGTACAGTTGGATACCGTCCATCGAGCCGCCGATGTACGCGATCTTGGGGCTGTAGGCCGCACGTAGCTTTTGGTCTATCCGGGTTTGCCAGCCGCTTCCTTTGCCTTTGGCCAACGCCAGCACGTCGGGTGACAGCCGGATCGAGATCCGCTCTTTCGTGATCTCTGCCTTGGGACGTCCGACTCGTGTCATTTTTTTCAGGTCGGCTGCTCCGAGTTCGTAGGTATCCGGATCGGCGGCGATGCCACGGTTAATGACCTCGTCCTCTTCGCGGTTGGGAACGATCGTCCCCGGCTTAAGTTTCGGCATACAGGTTCACCTCTCTCGAGTTTGCCTTGCGAAGGCTGATGATGCGCCGTTCGTCGTTGCGGTCCACGTACACCATGCAATACAGGCGCACATCGATATAGCCCAAGGCGATCATGCGGCGCTCGCCGTACTCTCGGCGCATGTCCTCGCGCACCAGGGCTTCATCCCATTCGAACCATTCAGCGGCCGCCAGCGAAACGCCGTGCTTGCGCTGATTGCTCAGATCTTTGGCGGTGTCGAAGGTGATGATCATTTATTTATTGTATGTACAGAAAATAAAGGGTGCAACGATTTTTTGTACATACATTTAATGTGCCCTCGCGCTATCGAAGGTGGGGTGCCGGGCAAGGCAAGTCGGGACGCCCGCTTACGGGTATACGCCAGTGCGAATATCCCGATTTTTGCTATATCGTCGCGCTCTTCAGTGGATGCTTGCCCATAAACAGCACGATAAGGAGAGCCTTCCGTGGCACTCAAGTACGCTGCATTTCTGGATGTCATCGATCTGCGCGCCCCGAATCCGAGCGTCCGTACGCGTTCCCCGCGAGGTGTGCCGTGCACGAGTTGCTGGCGGACTGGTGCGAAATACTGAACCTGCTGCTGCGGGTCGCGGCCGATACGCAGGCCACGGCGCAGGCGCGCGATGACGCGCTGCGCGATGCTCACCGGCATTCTTGCCAGGCGCCGATCTGTTTCCGGATGTCCGGCGCAACCGTCGGCCTCCTGGCGGAAACGCTGAACTGCGCCGTGCGCGCCTCCTGCGTCAGGCATGACGACAGCGCCTGGATGCGGGCGTTGGACCGGGCCTACGCGCAATTCCTGCAATACCTGATCCGCGACGTGCAGCGCTGGACCAGCGGCGGCCCGCAGGAGAATGCGGCCCGTTGCCAGTCGCCGCATCCCCTGCCTGGCCGCCCGGGCTAG